CGACGCCTTGAAAATCGACCAAGGCAGAATCAACAGATACTGCAGAACGGTCAACCCGAGGTTCATTGAACAGCTCAACAAGAAGAAGCCCACCACCATGGCACAGCTTGCGGACATTTGGTATCAGACTAACGGCTGCGACTACGGCAGAAATCAGCATTACAACAACAGCCGCTACCACATGACGAATTACCACGCAGTATTCACAAAGGGCACAATCGAGTTCCGCCTTTTCAATTTCGACAAGCCTGCAAACGGCAAGAAAAACGGCCTTCACGCAGGTCAGCTGAAAAGCTGGATTCAGCTTTGCCTCGCCCTTTCCGAAATGGCAAAGGAAGTGAGAACAGCAAGCCCCAAGCCACAGCAGACGGAAAATCCGAAATTCGCAATGAGAACATGGCTGATTCGCCTGGGACTGGTTGGAGAAGAATTCTCGACAGCAAGGGATTTCCTCACAAGAAACCTTTCCGGCAATGCAGCATGGAGATTCGGAAATTAAGGGAACAGCCTTTTACCCCTCACGCCGCCTTCGGGCGGCTCTGGGTGGTGAAAGGGTATTCCTTTCGGAAAGGAAGAATCAACATGAAAAAATATTACATTGCCTACGGCTCAAACCTCAATATCGAGCAGATGCGTTACCGCTGCCCCGACGCAAGAATTGTCGGAACAAGCGTGATTCCTGACTATCAGCTGCTGTTCAAGGGCAGCAAGACAGGCTCGTATCTCACCATCGAAAAGAAAAAAGGCGGCAGCGTTCCAGTTGCAGTCTGGGAAGTTTCGGAGCGTGATGAGTTTTGGCTTGATGCCTATGAGGGCTGTCCCAACTTCTACTACAAGACCGAGATGCAGCTCACAGTCAAAAGCCACATCACCGGACGCAAGAAAAAGCTGGATGCCTTTGTGTACATCATGCACGAGGAGCGTGAGCTTGGCATTCCGAGTTCGGTTTATGTGAGAACCTGTGTCGCCGGATACCGTTACTTCGGTTTCGATTTGAAGCACCTGCGGCTTGCAATGGATATCAGCGAAAGGGGTGAAATTGTATGAAAGAACTGAAAACGGCAATATGTCCGAAATGCGGACAGGAATACAAGGGTGTGCCTGCCCTTTCCCGTGAGGACAATGCGACACTGATCTGTCCCGACTGCGGCACTCGTGAAGCACTGGAATTCATCGGGGTTTCCGCAGAGGAACAGGAGAAAATCATCAGCATTATCCATAGCCATTACCCCACGGTATAAGCCTACAGCTTGCCCCACGTTGCCCCACAACCGCCGTTTTCCCATTTTCCGTGGAATGTGATGCCTTTCGGAAAACGGCGGCACACGGAGGCTGTGTGGGCGACATTTCGCAATCGGTACATCACCTGGGCGGACAGCGAATGGGAATACGAGCTGGAAATCGACAACGAGGACATGGACGAGGATTTCGAAGCCTGGGTTGAAAAGCACGCCGAGGAACTTGCAAGAGAGGACGCCGAGGCAAATGGCACAACCTTCGAGGAGGTCATCGGAATCAACCATGAGTACGACTACATTGACGACGACGAGGCTTTTGAAAGGGACTACGAAGCCTACGCCGAATTCGAATGGGAGTGCAGAACGGGGAGATAACCTCCCCGGCACAAGCCACGCAGCCGCCAACACGGCGGCTTGTGAGGGGCAGCCCCGATAACAATACTCTGCCGGAAACAGCGGCACTGTGAGCGTTTTTGGGCAAACTGTGCCAACCATATTCTTATCCAAAATATATCGGGAAAGGCTCTGCAAACTTGCAGGGCTTTTCTCATGAAGGGAGGCGGTCATTTGAAAAAGCTAAAAAAATACACACCAACAGAATTCATGGCAGAGGATTCCCACTACGACAAAGCCGCTGCCGACTATGCTGTCAACTTCATCGAATGTCTCTCCCACACCAAAGGCACATGGGCGGGTAAGCCATTTGAACTTCTGGACTGGCAAGAACGTATTATCCGTGATTTGTTCGGTGTTCTGAAACCCAACGGCTACCGCCAGTTCAACACGGCATATATTGAAATTCCGAAGAAAAACGGTAAATCTGAACTTGCCGCCGCCATTGCTCTGCTGCTCACCTGCGGTGACGGCGAGGAACGTGCCGAAGTTTACGGCTGTGCCGCCGACCGACAGCAGGCATCCATCGTTTTCGAAGTTGCCGCCGATATGGTGCGTATGTGTCCTGCACTGAATAAGCGTGTGAAAATCCTTGCATCACAGAAAAGAATCGTCTATATGCCGACCAATTCTTTCTATCAGGTGCTTTCGTCAGAAGCTTATTCCAAGCACGGCTTCAACATCCACGGCGTTGTATTCGATGAGCTGCACACGCAGCCGAACCGAAAACTCTTTGATGTTATGACAAAGGGGTCGGGCGATGCCCGAATGCAGCCGCTGTACTTCCTTATCACGACTGCTGGAACGGATACCAATTCCATATGCTACGAGCAACATCAGAAAGCAAAGGATATTCTTGAGGGCAGAAAAATTGACCGGACGTTTTATCCGGTCATTTATGGTGCGGAAGATAATGCCGACTGGACTTCTCCGAAGGTGTGGAAACAGGCGAATCCCTCCCTCGGTGAAACCATCGGAATGGAGAAAGTTGTCGCTGCCTGCGAATCCGCAAGGCAGAATCCAGGTGAGGAAAACGCTTTCCGACAGCTGCGACTGAACCAATGGGTCAAGCAGGCTGTTCGCTGGATGCCCATGGACAAATGGGATGCCTGCAACTTTCCCTTTGATGCATCGGAACTGGAGGGGCGTGTCTGCTATGGCGGACTTGACCTTTCATCGACTACGGATATAACGGCATTTGTGCTTGTGTTTCCGCCGATTGATGAAGGTGATAAATACTATATCCTGCCGTTTTTCTGGCTGCCCGAAGATACACTTCCACTCCGAGTCCGCCGTGACCATGTGCCGTATGATGTTTGGGAACGGCAGGGGTATCTGCTGACGACCGAGGGCAACGTCGTTCACTACGGCTTCATCGAAAACTTCATCGATGAGCTGGGTACACGGTTCAACATCCGGGAGATCGCCTTTGACCGTTGGGGTGCGGTGCAAATGTCGCGGAACCTTGAGGAGCTAGGCTTCACAATGGTGCAGTTCGGTCAGGGCTACAAGGATATGTCACCGCCTACGAAAGAACTTATGAGACTTACCCTCAACAAGATGATTGCTCACGGCGGTCATCCGGTGCTGCGGTGGATGATGGACAACATCTTCATCAAGCGTGACCCTGCCGGAAATATAAAGCCGGACAAGGAGAAGTCCACAGAAAAGATTGACGGTGCGGTGGCTCTGATTATGGCGCTTGACCGTGCAGTGAGATGTGGTGTTGGGGATTCGGGTGCGAGTATTTATGATGAGAGAGAGTTGTTGGTGTTGTGATTATCTCGATTTAATCCATTTCAAAGCTTCAGCGCCACATTCGTAATCTTCATCAACATCTTTTGCATACAAATACTCAGAATCAAAAGAACCTGTTTTTAAGTTGTATGTATATTTAAATACAACAGGTATCTCCCTATTGTATCTTTGGCAAATTTCATTCAATTCTGGTATTATTTCTTCTGTTATAATATCATAGATCTTATCATCAATTTCGTCGGATACACCTGCTTCTACATTGCCAACTACTTTATCATCAACACGGTATGCACTCACAATTAAAGACTGTGAATCATCATTATAAATGTATACGTAAAGTAGTTCCGATTTGGCACTTGCTGCTTCTTTGTACAAAGAAATAATTTCCGACTGCTTATCTATGAATTCATCTTCAAAATACATTTATCTTACTCCTAAGCTATATGACTTAATCGAGAAATTTACTCGATTTCATATTTAAGTATACCACATCCACACTGAAAAAACAACCCTCTGAAAGGAGCGTGATACCATGAGCATTTTTAAAGGACTTTTCAAAAGCCGAGATAAGCCTCAGAATAGCTACGACAGCCCTAGCTACACCTACTTCTTCGGCAGAAGCACAGCCGGAAAGAGCGTCAACGACCGCACGGCAATGCAAATCATCGCAGTTTATGCCTGTGTGAGAGTGCTGTCCGAAGCTATCGCACAGCTGCCGCTGCACGTTTACGAATACACGGATAAGGGAAAAGAGCGAGTGCCGAAGCACCCGCTTTACTTTTTGCTGCACGACCAACCGAACCCCGAAATGACATCGTTTGTGTTCCGTGAAACGCTGATGTCACACCTGCTGATTTACGGCAACGCTTATGCACAAATCATCCGCAACGGTCGTGGTGATGTTATGGGACTGTATCCGCTGATGCCGGACAAGATTAAGGCAGACCGTGATGAGCGTAACCACTTGAGTTACAAATACAGCCGCTATGATGAGCAGAACCCGAACTTCCGTGAGCAAGGTGAAATCATTCTGCCTGCGGAACAGGTGCTTCACATTCCGGGACTTGGTTTTGATGGTCTGGTTGGCTATTCTCCCATTGCCATGGCAAAGAATGCAATCGGTCTGGCAGTTGCCTGCGATGAATACGGTGCGTCATTCTTTGCCAATGGTGCGTCACCCTCCGCTGTACTGGAACATCCGGGTGTCATCAAGAATCCGGAACGTGTCCGTGAAGCATGGCACAGGGCATACGGCAGCGGAAATGCCCACAGGACAGCAATTCTCGAAGAAGGCATGAAGTATACACCCATCTCCATTCCCAATAATGAAGCACAGTTCCTGGAAACGAGAAAGTTTCAGATTGAGGAGATTGCAAGGCTGTACCGTGTGCCGCTTCACATGATCGGTGACCTTGACCACGCCACATTCAGCAACATCGAGCATTTATCTCTTGAATTTGTAAAATACACCCTTGACCCATGGCTGATTCGTTGGGAGCAGTCATTGATGAAGACTCTGCTTTCTGATTCGGAAAAAGGACGATATTTCATCAAGTTCAATGTGGAAGGACTGCTCCGTGGTGATTATGCGAGCCGTATGAGTGGTTACGCGACCGCAAGACAGAACGGCTGGATGTCGGCTAACGATATCCGTGAGCTGGAGGATATGAATCTGATTCCCGAAGAAGATGGCGGTAATTTGTACCTCGTGAACGGCTCGATGAGCCGCCTTTCTGATGCAGGAATTGCGTATCAAAAAACTGAAATGAAGGAGGAAACTGCACAATGAAGAAATTCTGGAACTTCGTGAAGAACGAAGATACCGATGAAACGGAACTGCTCTTCAACGGGCCTATTTCGGAGGATACATGGTTCGGTGATGAGGTCACGCCCGCCCTATTCCGTGATGAATTGAGCAAGGTCAAGGGTGATCTTACCGTCTGGCTGAATAGCCCTGGCGGAGATATGTTTGCTGCATCGCAGATTTACACAATGCTCCGCAATCACAAAGGTAAGGTCACTGTGAAGATCAATGCTTTGGCTGCGTCTGCCGCATCGGTTGTTGCGATGGCTGGTGATGAAACACTGATTGCACCGACTGCAATGCTGATGATTCATGACCCTGCGTGCTATGCCGCCGGCAACAAGGCAGATATGGAAAAGGCAATAGAGCTTCTGGAGGAAGTAAAAGAATCCATCATTAACGCATATGAGGAGAAATGCCACCTCAGCCGTGCAAAGATCGCAAAAATGATGTCGGAGGAAACATGGCTGAATGCGAAAAAAGCATTGCAGCTTGGTTTTGTTGACGGTATTTTGTTTGCAAAGGAAAAGAAGCCTGCCCCTGAAGAAACTCCCGAGGAAACAGAGGAATCCGAAGAAGATGAAGATACTGATTCCGAGGATGATGAAAATGAGAAAAAGCCGCAGAGGGATGCTGCATCCATGATGTACACACCGTCCCACACTGCGGCTTCTTTCATGCAGAAAATTTCTGCGTGTGATAAATCCGTACCCATTGCACAGCTGGACAAACGTCTGGCTCTGCTGAAATAACAAGGAGGCTGATATATTATGACGATTCAGGAACTGAGAGAAAAGAGAGCGAAAGCATGGGATACCGCCCGTGATTTCCTCGATTCCAAGAGAAATGCAAGCGGTCTGCTCTCCGAGGAGGACGGCAAGACCTACGATGCCATGGAACAGCAGATTGTTGACCTCGGCAAGGAAATTGACCGCCTTGAGCGTCAGGAGAAACTTGCCCGTGAGATGAGTGCTGCAACCACTACGCCGGTTGTGACAAATCCCGGCACACACATCGACACTCCCGAAACACCCTCTACTGCAACTGCGGAATACAGCAAGGCGTTCTGGAACAACATCCGCAACCGTAATTTCGCCGATGTGAGAAATGCTCTGCAGATTGGTGAGGATTCGGAAGGCGGTTATCTTATGCCGGATGAGTTTGAAAAGAAGCTCATTTCTGCACTTGAGGAGGAAAATGTATTCCGTCCCCTTGCTACCAAGATTCAGACCTCAAGCGGAGACCGTAAAATCCCCGTCATTACGCAGAAGGGCGAAGCGGTCTGGATGGAGGGTGCGATGCGTTCCTAATTGAAAAGATTAGGCACTAACGAAAGAACGCAATGTTCTCAGTTAGGAGAACTGATAATCTGAAAAGTGGAATGAAGGAGTAACGTCCTGAAACGCTTTCCCTGATACTCCGACTGGCATGATTGGGAAACTGATTATGTCAGAAGCTCGGTGAAGTCGGCTGAGAGATACCGTAGCCTGTGTAAACAGAACGAAAACTATCCAGAGGTGGATAGTGTATCCTATAGGTCGGGGGTCTACAAAATGTATATGGTGAGAATGATAGAAATATCTGACGAACTTGCGAATGTACGGGTCTAAATCCAGAAGCTATAGAAATGTAGTTGCTTTCCAAGTGAAGCGACAACGAGGTAAAGTAGAAATCTTCCATACGAAATACCTTACAATGTTACAGGCATTGTCCAGTTGTCAGGCTCATAGCAAGCACCTAAGTATATATGTAAAGATAAGATTATCGGAACGCAGCAACCTACGATACGTCTAAAACGGTGCAGACGAAGAACAATAAGCTGCTTTAATCGTGGGTAAAGTAGTGGCATTACTGATGATGTTTCCTGTAATGGGAAACGGAGGGACAGCCACAAGTCAATACTACAAAATTAGTTATAGGCATGAAATTCATAGCTTCGAGTATGATTTAGGAGTAATCCGAGAAAAACAGTCCGAAAGGAGTGTTGCCTATGACAAAGCAAAAGAAACTA